GATGGTTACACAAAACCAGTTATTCTAGTGGTACCCGCATGAACCTCATAGCACAAGAACATCAAACCTCCTCGGTCGAAACCTCCTGCTTCCTCCCCGGCACGAAGATACAGTTTGGTTGGGATAGTACAAGCCTTGGCTACCTAAAAACGTGTCCAAGGATGTACCAGTACATTATGATTGATGGCTATGGCGAGGCTGATGAATCCGTCCATCTCCGCTTCGGCATCGAACTCCATACCGCCATGCAGGAATACGCCATCGAGAAGGCCGAAGGCGCTGGCCATGAGGACGCGCTGCGCATCGTTGTCTCCAACCTGCTAGCTCGTACTGTTGACTACGCCCCTGACCCTCTCACCAAGGCCGGCAAATACAAATCCCGTTCCAACCTCCTCATGGCCGTGATCGACTACCTCGACAAGTACGTCACCGATGGGGTCGAGACCTATGTGATGGAGAATGGCAAGCCAGCGGTGGAGCTTAGCTTCAGGTTTGAGCTTCCTTGGGGGCCACAGAAGGCAACCTTGAATGAAGACAATGCTCCTATTGGTGAGGACATAGGTGCAGTAACCCAACCCTACCTCCTCTCCGGCCACCTCGATCGCGTAGTCTCCTTCTCCGGCGACCTCTTCGTCCTCGATTACAAAACCACCATGTCCACTCCCGGCCCGTACTTCTTTGACGGCTTTGCCCCCTCTAACCAAATGACCCTCTACACCCTCGCCTCCAAGGTCATCCTCAACTCCCCAATCAAAGGAGTCATCATTGAAGCCATTCAGCTTATGGTGGACAGCAGCCGGTCTGTTCGTGGCTTTACTTACCGTACACCTGATCAGCTAGAAGAGTGGACAGCCGATCTCCACTATTGGCTCTCGCTCAGCGAACAATTCGCCACCGCCAACTACTGGCCCATGAACGACACCTCCTGTGACAAATTCGGCGGGTGTCGCTTCCGAAAGATTTGCTCCAAGTCGCCTAGCGTCAGGGAGCAATGGCTGAAGGCAGATTTTGTACAACTCCACGAGTCACAACGCTGGAACCCCTTGAGGTCAAGATAATGCCATCACTAAAAGATCACCAATCTAATCAATACACCAAGTTGCTCATAGAGGGCGACTCTAAGGCAGGCAAGACCGGCGCCCTTGCCTCCCTCGTGGCTGCTGGGTTTAAGCTTCGCGTCCTCGACTTCGACAACGGCCTCGATGTCCTGAAGCAATACATCCTCCGCGATGCCCCAGACAAACTCGATAACGTCGAGTTCCGCACCCTCCGCGATGACCGCAAGGCCTCCGCTATGGGCCATGTCATCACCTCCAAGGCCTTTCCTGAAGCCCTGAAGATGCTTGATAAGTGGAAGTACAAAGAGGACGATGTTGAGACTGACCTCGGAGACCCTGCCTCTTGGGGAGCCGACTGCATCCTCGTCATCGACTCCCTAACCTTCCTATCCGACGCAGCATTCGATTGGGCCGAGTCCCTGATCCCTAAAGGCGCAGGCGGCACCTATGACAAGCGCGCGGTCTATGGCAACGCCCAAGGCGCCATTGAGAACGTCCTCGCCCTCCTCACCGACAAGAACTTCGCCACCAACGTCATCGTGATCTCCCACGTCAAGTACGTCGACAATCCCGACGGCACTAAGAAGGGCTACCCTGTCTCTGTCGGCGCAGCCCTATCCCCAACCATCCCGCGCTACTTCAACACAGTAGTTCGGTTCGTCACCAACGGCAACAAGAGGGAGATTGAAACAACCGCAACCGCAATGTTCGACCTAGCCAACCCGAAACCATTTGCAATGGCGAAGAAGTATCCAGTTGAGACAGGACTGGCGGAGATATTTGCCATCTTGCGAAGCACAGAGGAGACTAAGTGATGGATCCTTCAACCTATGAGTACCTGAAACCCACCGCAGCTCAAATCGAGACAATGGCTAAGGTTCGTGCCGCAGCCAAAGTCTATAACGATGCCCTCGATGAACTCCTTCCCGATGGTCCCGACAAGACCTTCGTAATCCGCAACCACCGCTCCAACGCGATGTGGGCCAACGTGGCAATCACACGCCTACCAGATGGGACACCCCGCGATGCCTAAGAACAAAGAAGACGCCGTCTCTGACGCCTTCGACACAATCCGCGAATTGATTGAGTTCCACTCATCGCTAACCGCGATGCTTCCCACCACAACCCCACGCGAAGGAGTAACCAAAGTCCTTACACAAATCGAAACACACATCTCAGACATCCTTTCCACCTTTGACTTTTCCCCAGACGAAACAACGGAAGAAGCATAACATGGCTGAAACATTCACCTCAATCCTCGATCGCCAGTCCTCTGAGATCGAACGTCCGAAGCCGCTGCCGGTCGGCACCTACCTCTGCATCGTCAAGGGCCTCCCGCGCTACGACAAGTCCTCGAAGAAGCAAACCGACTTCGTCGAGTTCAATCTCGAAATCCAGTCCGCCGAAGAAGACGTTGATGCGGACGCGATTGAGGCCTTCAAAGGCGGCGTCGTAGGCAAGTCCGTCAAGGACACCTACTACCTGACCGAAGAAGCCGCCTTCCGCGTAAAGGACTTCCTTGAACACTGTGGCGTCGAAGACGAAGGCACCCTGCGCTCGCGGATCGAACAGACCCCCGGCTGCCAGCTGAAGGTCTTCATCAAGCACGAGCCGTCGCAAGACGGTCAGACTATGTTCGCCCGTATCGGCAAGACGATGGCAGCCGACTAATCCCCATAGGGGCTAGCCCTTGGCAGGTCCCTAGCCCTTGTCGATCCCCAGCCGGTTTAGGTTCCTCGTGGCTGGCTGGGGATTTGCTTTTCAACCTTAAGGAGAGATTGATGCCTGATGAAACTCTACGTGTTACAGATATTGACCCTCATGCTTGGAAGAAAGAAATCCTCAACTCCGCACTCGCTGCCGTCTGCGGCGAACGCGCCCTGAACTACGGCAAGCCAGAGGCCAACTTCGCCCGCATTGCCGTTCTCTGGAATGCCTACAACCACATCCGGGCGAAGGACCAAGGGATCGAAGATCACAACTTCCAAGTCACGGAGTGGGACGTGGCCAACATCATGATCCTAATGAAGATCGCACGCACGATGAACCAGCCGAACCACAAGGACAGCTGGGTGGACATTGCAGGCTACGCTGCGTGTGCCTTTGATATTACTCATGATATGAAGTGACGCTATGGAATTTTTCTTGCTTATATACATAGCGACAATAGTCACTGTGATCTTAATTGGCTTAGCCATTATGTCAAGCACCCTCAATGACTAACAAACCAATCATGCTCATTGGTGAAGCTTGGGGCGAGAACGAGGCCCGTATTAAAGCTGGCTTCTGTGGCGCCAGCGGCCTCGAACTCCTTCGTATGCTTGACGAAGCTGGGATCATCGCTCTTACCCCAACCGACCGCGAATACATCTCCTCCTTCTGGAACGGTGGCGATCCCCGGATGCTCGACATGGTCTGGCGCCTGCATCCGGAAGTCTACCGCACCAACGTCCTCAACCTTCACCCACCCGGTAACAACCTAGAGGCAATCTGTGGCGGAAAGAAAGAAGGCATCGTGGGGTTCCCGGCGATCGTCAAGGCTAAGTATCTCCCTCAGACGTTTATCTACGAGCTTGAACGACTGGGCGAGGAGATTGTCACTGTGGACCCCAACCTTATCCTTTGCCTCGGCAATACTCCTCTATGGGCTCTTTGTGGCAGCACTGGTGTATCAAAGCTTAGGGGGACCACTCGAATCTCCACTCATACCGCTACAGGCTTCAAGGTCCTTCCCACCTATCACCCTGCTGCCGTGTTACGTCAATGGGAACTGCGCCCGACCACGGTGATGGACTTGGCGAAAGCCCGTCGCGAAGCTGAGTACCCTGAAATAAGGCGCCAACGTCGCGAAATCTGGATCGAGCCAGCCATCACCGACATCAAGAGGTTCATCAATGACTACATTATCGGATGCAAAATCCTTAGCGTTGATATTGAAACGGCTGGAAATCAAATTACCTGCATCGGGTTCAGTCCAACACCAACGTCTGCTATCGTCATTCCATTCTATGACGAACGAAGAAAGGGGCGCTGCTATTGGGAGTCTAAAGGTCTTGAACTTGAAGCTTGGGCTCTTGTTAAGGACGTCCTTGGCGATCCAACAATCCCAAAGGTCTTCCAAAACGGTCTCTACGACATCGCCTTCCTCTGGCGAAGCGTAGGCATTCCTGTCTTTGGAGCGTCCGAGGACACCATGCTCCTACACCACGCTCTTCAGCCCGAGGCCCTAAAGGGCCTTGCCTACTTAGGTTCCGTCTATGCCGACGAAGGCGCTTGGAAGAGTGATCGAAGCAAAGGGTCGGATACAATTAAGAGGGATGCTTGATGCGCATCGTCCGCACCGACCAAGATCGCCCGGCCGAGTTCAAGGGCCAAATCTCTGAATGGATTTACAACGGACTGGATTGTTGCGTCACAGCCGAGGTCCTTGAGGCCCTACTGCCACAACTAGATCAGCATACGGGGCCAACCTACGCCTTCTCCAAGGCCCTCCAAGGCCCTGCCCTCGAGATGCGCCTTCGCGGCGTCCTCGTCGACCCTGTTCGCAAGGCCCGGGTCATTGACGAGTTCTACGAGAAGATCGAGTTCCTCAACGCCAACCTCGACCACATCGTCCTCGACGGCGTCGGCATGCCGGGGTTCAACTGGCGAAGCAACGCCGATCTGCAATCCCTATTCTACGGTAAGCTAGGCATCCCACCCTTCAAGAAAGGCGGACGGCCGACTGTCGATCGGAACGCCTTGGAGAAGATGGAATCCTACATCATCGCTCGCCCAATCATCCGGCACATCACCGCGATGCGGGATTTGGCGAAGAAGATTAGTGTACTCAAAACGGAGATAGACCCAGATGGAAGAATGCGAACTAGTTACAACATCGCTGGTACTTCAACTGGTCGCTTTAGCTCAAGCTTCTCCGAATTCGGTACCGGAGGAAATCTACAAAACGTGGAAGAAAGTCTACGGTCGATCTTCGTCTCTGACCCCGGCTACAAGTTCGCCAAGTTCGACGCCAAGTCCGGAGAAAGCTACGTCGTCGGAGCCATCGAGTGGAACCTCTTTAGGGACGGTATCTACCTCGATGCTGTTGATTCTGGAGACGTGCATACGGCAGTTGCTCGTATCTGTTGGCCCGGACTTGGATGGACCGGCAATCTCAAGTCAGATAAAGACATTGCAGAACAACCTTATTACCGGCACTATACTTATCGATTTATGTGCAAGAAACTCGGACACGGTTCTAACTATGGAGGTAAAGCTGCGACGTTATCTCAACAGGCCCAACTCCCCCTCTCCGTCGTAACCGACTTCCAACCCAAATACTTCCGCGCCTTCCCTGCCCACATCCGCTGGCAGAACCACGTAGATGACACGATCCGCAAGGTCGGCACGATGATCTCCCTGACCGGCCGCAAGCGCCAGTTCTGGGGACGGCGCAACGATGAGAAGGTCCTCCGTGACGCAATTGCCTTCGATCCTCAATGCTCCCTAGCCGACATTGTCAATCGAGCCATGCTTCGTATTTGGAACGAGCATCGAGTAGTGTTGATGTTCCAAGACCACGACGCCCTCACCTTCGCTTACCCAGAAGAAACAGAAGATGAAATCATCCCATACCTACAGCAAGCCCTTATCGAAGAAATCCCCCTCGCACACAACCGAACCATGACAATCCCGTATGACTGCAAAGTAGGTTGGAACAAGGGGGACTTCGATGCAAAGATCAATCCAGATGGCCTTCGTGACTACTATCCGGGCGACAAAGGCCGCAAGCGTAGCCCCAAGGTCCACCTCCTCGATCGTTGAGGTGACCTGTGGCTAAACCACCAATCAAACGCAAGTGCGAGAGTTGGGTCGAGACATTCATCGACCACAACTCCCACATCGACTCGCCCAAAATCTTCCTACGATGGGTCGCCATCGGCACC